GGTAAGCTTAAACCCGTACTCAGTTTCCATTGCCTCTTTGATGGCAACATCCACATCATCAGCGCGGTTTATTGACTCTAGTATTTTTCTGGTCTCAGGCTTTAAGGTGCTGTAATCCATACCGGCATCACGCATTGATTTTTCAATACTCTCTTTTACAGAGTTGCTCTTTCCTACTGCAAAATCAGCTAAAGCCCCAAACGGTATTCTTTTAAGCCCGGCTTGTAGCGCCATAGATAAAGGCTCGGACGCCATACCCGCAGCCGCTCCAATCAACGTGTTACCGACTCGCGTCTCGTCGCTAAACGGTTTCTCAACACCGCCCTCAATAGCGCCTAATCCAGTAGCTAAAGCGCCACGACCCATCATGCCTAACCCTGCTGGGATAGCAGCCTCGGCTCCAAGGGCTAAAGGCGCAGCCATTAAAACACCGCCAGCCATTCGACCGGTCATGTTTAAAGCCGGTGAGTCTGCTGCGAGAGCGTCGTTAGTCTGCTCAAGGCGACGAGCACCCTCTTCACCAGAACCCATGCCCATTAGGTCTGCGATACCAGAGCCAACCTTGTTGACTTGTACACCGGCAGAGGCTGCAAACTTGTGCAGTGGATTCATACCAGAAACCGTCTGATCTAAATCCTGTCGCTCCATCATGCGCCCATACTGCAAGACCTCTTGATTAATACGATCTTGCTTTTGAGCAGGGGTTTCTGAGACATTTAAACTTTGCGAGGACTGCACACTTGCAGCCATTTCGTTAATGGTTTCCTCTTTAAGCTCATCGGGTAAAGCGTTAAAGCTTTCATCAACAAGAAAAGAGTTATTTCCAATGACTATTTTTGGCATTTTTCTGAACCCTTTTAATCATTAACGATTTGGTAAGTGACGCCCGTAGATGTTTTTGAGACCTTTAACTTATTGGCTTTGTTTGTAGCCTCTCTAGTGGCTTGCATAACAATATTTTCAAGTATGTCTAGGCTCTCCATAAACTGTTCTTTACTCTGATTCAGCGTCATATTCTGAATGGCTTGCTCTGCCTTTTCTCCCTCAATTTCAGTAATTTGACCACCGCCTTTCAGACCTTTATACGCCGTCATAAACACATCGCCCTGTAACTCTTTGAGAATAGAGTTAAAATCAAGCTCTGCGCTGTTTGGAATTCGCAGCATCGGGTTCAATGTTCCAAGGTTACTGTCAAGAACAGCCTCTCTTCCCCGGTGGTTGCGTATTCTGCTAAACAAATCGCTCATAGTTCTTGCATTAGCTTGAGTAGACTCTAGATTTATAACTGCGCCTACAGCATCCTCTGCTAAAGCAGTAGAAACAACTTGCGCCCCAGCCGAACTAGCGTTTGCACTTGTCGCATCTGCTGAAGAAACGACAGTTTGGACAGGACTATCTGGGCTAGATAAGTCAATAAAGCCTTGCCCGCCGCCGCCTAAAGCAACCATAGTGTTTCTTGGTTTACCTACTACTGACCCGTCTTGCGTTAATATAGGGTCAAATCTCACACCGCCTTCAACAGAGTCGGTGGTAGGTATTCCTAAATTACCAAAACTATCCACGACAGCAGTCCCAATAGGCTTACGGATACCGCCAATAAATGCTTGTGCTCTTTCTTTTCTTGCAGTGCTGAGACCTGATAACGCGTCCTGTTGCTTTTGCACAAGGCCGCTAATTGCAGTCCGATAGTTGCTTGTCTCGCGCTGGCTTGGGTCATAACCCTCTGACCCGGAAAGCATGTTAGGTACGAGGCCAACGGTGTTTCTAAAGATGTCAGCGCCCAAGTCCTTTATGTTAAATAGTGGGTTATTTAACTTTCGCTCGTATGCCGCTGTTTGCTGATCTTTTACAGCTTGTAGCTGATTGTACTTTTGTAACTTCTCCATTCGCTCTGGGGAGTAATACCCGCCATTACCGTCATGGATCAAGTTGTTTTGAGCGTACTGCATCTGCCTTGGGTTAGTCACCCCATTTGCATTGACGGCTGGACGAAAAGCTGGCATGGCTTCAAGTTGAGCCTTGTAATCCTCTAGCCCCGTGTCCAGTGCACCAACAAAGGAGTCACTCTCTGACAACGCCGCCTTGTTTGTAAAAATATCAAAAATACTCATTACTCGCCCCCACTCACACTCATGTTGAAACCACTGGACTTACCTGATGATTCTGACTCGCTTAGATTGTTTGGAGCACCCACTAGCTGAGAGTAGAAGTTTAAGCTGTTAAACGGAGACATGGCTTGTTGATACTGATTGTTGAGAAGCTGCTGATCGTAATCGCGCATGTACTGACCCGCGCCCTGCTGCATTCCTATGCCTTGATTCATCATGTTAGCGCCGGACATCATGTTGCCATAACCTTGCTGGCCTAACTGCCCAGCCAAGTTTGCACCAAACTGTTGGTTCTGCTGATTGGTGTTGTACGCGCTCTGACCCATGCCAGCGCCATACTGCATCATGCTGTTGTACGCGCCCTGATTCGACAAGTTAGTTTGCTGCTGGAACCCCGCGTTCTGTGAGGCTCGGTTAGCTTCAATACCAAGGCCAGTGTTATACGCTTGGCCTCTCATGCTTGCCGATATGTCGCCAATACGGTCGCCAGCGCCTCGTGCGGCAATCCCGGCGGCAACACCCGCCCTGCTAGACCCAGAGTTACCAGAACCCGCAGCGTTAGATGCGATCCCTGTTAATTGATTTTCTTGAAGATTACGCACAACGTCTGTGCTGGCAGCATCTATCTGGCTATTTAACAAGCTGTTGTTCATGTACTGCCCAGCGTTATTAGCGTTAAACCCACGGTTGTTAGCAGCACCGGCCATACCCGCCATGTTTGCCATGCCTTGACCCGCACCCATCGCAGTGTTGATGCCACCTTGAGCGTTACTACCCATCGCGCCACCCGCATAGTTCAACGCCATACCTGTGCCTTGGGTCGCATTAGCGCCGGACGCCATCATGTTAGCGCCAACACCGGCTTGCATACCGCCAGCACCGTAAGCTGTGCCAAGCGCACCACCCAACATTCCGTTGATCCCGGCAACGCCCTCAACGGGCATCCCTTGCGCGTTAAGCTGCTGCGCTTGACCGTAGATGTCCTGCAAGTAGGGTGATTGATTCGGATCAACAAATGTTGACGAACTTGAACTATTTTCAGCCTTCTTTTTACCGAAGCTAAACATTGCCATGATATGTACCTATGCTATTTTGACCCAGCTTGTGTCGTAGTAATAAAGTCCACGACCACCACTTGGGTTCCAGTTAGTGCCGTCAGCAAAAACAACATCGCCCACCTGTGGCTTTGCGGGTGCTGCATTGATGACGGGTATGTTTAAAGATTGTCTTGATGTTGTAAAATTGTTTGAAATCCTCACAAGCTCACCGGATATCCAGTTTTTAATATCCGGTAAGCTCTGAGCCGATGAGGTTGTTGGCAGATAACTCATCGTGCCGCTACCTCGCTAATGTCAATATCTAACCCGGTCAGTCGCCAGTAGTCAGAGGCGCTATTGCTTTCAACTTTTAAGGCTAAGTATCGACCGGACGATCTGACATCAATCTTATAAGCCGACTCTATGTCATAAGTTTGAGGATCACCCCAGGTAACGCCGTCCTGTGGTGACATACTCGATCCAACGCTGATTTCCACAGTACCCTGACCATCGATCTGTGGGAGTATTCCGTTGATCTTTTTAATCGTGTTCGTCGCTTTACCTATGACCTGATCAAGATCAATTTTAGTTGCCTCTAGCGTGGCAAGAATTGGCGTGCCAGCGGCTGCGTGCGTGTCATTCATCGTGTAAACTTTTGAGGCTGAGTACCCAGCACCGAAAAGCTTTAAAGCGTTAGCTTCTGTGCTTTGAGATATATTTGACCAATACGCGGTCGTGTTATCCCATGTGCCGACTACATTGTTCCAGTTGCCAAAGGTGACGCCCATTTTCTCCGAGATAGACAGTGCTCTTAGATCCGGTAAATCTATAAACGTAAAGGCATTTTGCACCCAGTTGTATACGAGCGCCCTGTTAGCGGATTGTGAGTCAGACGCGTTAACGTCAGAATAACAAATCCAAATCTCAGACCTGTCGTTTACGGTTTGGCAGTAAATACCGCGTGTATCAGTTATCGCGTTGAAAAAAGTCCGTCGCACGCGCTTCTCAGCAATACTTTGCTTTTGATTCCCATCGTGCACATAGATGTCATTGTGTCCAACGACCAAGTGCTTGCCCATAAACTCTGCACAAGCTCCTCTGTTTATAATGCCGTCATCACTAAACACTTCACGAAATGAAAACACAAACGGTGCGCCGATAAAATCCATCGCAAACACGCCGCGTTCAGCGTAGATAATCTGCGAGTTATTTAGCGTCAATTGATCTATAAGATCGCCATTGTTACCACTTAATGTGTTCTCACCGGCTAAATTTGTAGTGCTACTAATGGAGTAATCTGTTGGCACTCCAGTAGGCTCATACTCGTCAGACCACCGAACCGTAAACGGGTGCTTTGTGCTTGTTGCCTCGTACCCAGCCATGACAAGAAAAGACTTATACGGTTTTAAGCATTGAGTCTTAACACCTGACGGCCACGCAGTAAGGTCTTGAAATCTAGTTGCGTCCGGCTGCATAAACTGAGGGACATCACTGCCATTGTTCATCATCACCGCAGTACCTAACTGCGCCGACTGCCACCGTGGGCTGTTAGTGTAGTTAAATGCATCTGATGTTTTAGACACATTGGTCACAGTGGTGCCGTTGAATCTATAAATTTTATTGAGTGTTCCAACAATTACTGTGTTTGTTGTTTGAGCCATCCAGCCCTGTATGTGAGTTGGCGCATAAGATGTGCTGACTCTCTCGCTGTGTCCAAGCGACTTGCCAATGCGCCCCTCATGAAAACTTACGTTATCACCCACTGGAAATTGTGTAAGTTCCAAATCGTAAGGGTCTTGGTCGGTAACAATACCGCCAGCGCCAATGTTTCTTAGCGGGATAAAAGCCATTAATCTGCAATTCTTTTAAACATATAAACGACGATATAAGGCTGTACGTTGTTGTGAGCACCGCCGCCGCCAGTTGACGCTGTTGTACTAGAGGCGCTTGCAGACAGTGCGCCGCCGCCTGTGCGGTTGTTAGAGCCAGAAATTGTTTGAAAGGCAGTAAAGGTGTGCGTGTGTGATGGCATTTCTGCGGTTGTTAGTGTGTGTGTTTTAGCGCCGCCGGTCTCCTCTACTGCGTCAAAATCAGTGTCTGCGGAATCTAATCCAATTAGAACGCGTCCAGCACCAAAGGCTTCCCAGTTACCGCCGAACAGGGTGCTTGGGTTAGCTGAAGTAACAGAGGTATATATAGAGCCAATAGGCCATACGGCCAACAATGTGGTTTTTGCATCAAGTGCCGATTGCAGCCCTGTCACGTTTGATAAAGCAACAGCGCCAACGAAAGAGCCAGCGGTTAGTGCATTAGTCGATGGGTTGTAAGTGAAATTAGCGGCTGAATCTTTATATAAATACTCTGGTGCGTTGATGCCGTCATTATCTTCACCAAATACCATTCGGTGCTCGACATCGGCTGAAACCCCGTCTACTTCAATCGCAGAGGCTTTTGTGGCCGTCCCAGTAAAGATTGCATCGGTTCCGTCAGTGCCGTTGTTTAATATTCTATTAATGCCATTAGACGCATAGATGTCGCCCTGCATGTCGCCAATAAGATTACCTACAAAATTTGACGTAATCACGGTTGCTGAAAAATTCCCGCTGGCGTCTCGCTTTACAAGCGTAGATGGCGTTGCGACATTAGTCGCGGTAGATGTGTCGGCTATACCATTGTTAATTTGATTATTAGAAACGGTCACAGCGCCAGTTACAGACGGAAAAGTTCTCTTCAAAACGTCTTTTATTAGACGAAGATGGTTATCTCCTTCACTCAGCGGATCAGCGGTTGTCGGGTTTGTGCCGACCAACCCGTTGATATATGTCGAACTAGTATTTGCTTCAAGACCCATTTGTTTTTCCTACTCTGTTTATTTTCAATAGCACCAGCACATCGCTGGAGTCTTCCGAATATCGACATGCACAAAAGTTTTTGCTACTCCGACAGACATACCCATTGCTGAAGCGTGTTTGACAAGTGCTAAACGCTGTGCGCCTCCTGAAACTTTTATATCTGCTGCAATACCCTGCGTATGCGTGCCGGGTGTTTTCTTTGATTTTTCTGCGCTGTGATTTTTACTTCTAAAACCGGAGGTAATCACAAATGGAAAATCACAAATCTGACGGAGGTGAGAAAGCGCCTTTAAAAACTCTGGACACATATCTTGCTCTCCGGTTTCGGAGCAAACAAACTCGTCTAATGAAAAATATTTGTAATCACTCATACAGATTTTCTAATACCTTCTCTAAAGATTGTTCCTCAATCACAATATCTAACGCGTCTTTTTTAATTCTAAAAACGCTACTTTTTACATCCGGTGTGACTGCAAAAAAAACAGCTCGTATTGGCAATGCTACAAATGCAAAAAAATCTACATCTTTATTCTCGTAACTTTTCTTGCTGTCTCTTGAGGGGTGCCACTGCCAATAAAAATTGCCATTAATTTCTTGAACGTACCACGTTGACTTAACTTGGCACTTATAAAAAGCGCCGGAATAATTTTCTAAAATGAGGTCATAAGGGCTGGAGGATGATGCAGTTGCTATCGTCTTAAATCGACGTTGCAGCACGCTGGCGGCTAGAAACTCCCCGGCAACACCAATCCAAGCATCGTCACGAGTCATAGTTGTATATTCTACAGTATGTTGTAACTTTATCCAAATATAGGGCGTTACTTACCTCTTTTTTTAGACAAAACTCCCTCAAACGCACCGCCTCCAAAATAAAATCCTACAATGGAAAGCGTTATCCAATCTATTTTGAATGCTGATATTATTTCTTGGACTGCGCTAATATCCCGATTCATAAAGAACAGCATTAAAACCATTAAATAAGAACCTACAAAAGTAAAACCAAACATTAAAGCAAGGTATCTCTGGGCGACTTTAAACGGCGCGTAGCTAGTTAACAAATCTGTCTTAGCCTTAGTTTTAGCCTCTATAGCTTCGGTCTCTGAAGTATGCATAGAATCGATAAGGTCTAGGCCTTTACCGATCACATCGCCACTACCTAAAATCGTACTCAAAATACCCATTACTTGCGGCCTATTATTTTTTGAACCGTGTCTGATTCATAAATTCTTAAAGCCATCCAAACAATGGTGAGAAGTGACGCCATCGGAGGCAACCAAGTAAACAGGCTTGCAATCCCAGTGCTTGCCGCCACAACATCGATTGCGCTTTTAGATTCTTCAGTCATTACCATCCACCCTTATTATTTTCTCTTCTTAGCAGTCTTGGCTGCGTTTTTAAAGTCAGCAGCCGTAGGTCTTCCTGCGGCTCCCGGTGGACGCGGCTTCTTGCCTTGCGCTCGTTTTTTTGCAATGTTGGCGTATAGCCCTGCTTTTGCCATGAGTTTATCCTTTCTCGCAGTGATTAGTTAAAGTCAACACCGTTGCCGGAGTGTTGTGGCCCACCAAATCGTAGGGTTAGGCTGCTGCTGCCTGATAAATCGCCAGTTTTAATTCCTGCGCGATAGCGAACTTGAGGCTCAGGCTCATAGCCCACAAACTCACCGACTTTAGTAAACACATCAGTATCAAGAAAGGTTGTTCCGTCATAGCTTTTTTGCACAGTAACTTTAGTGCCACTGCCTAAAGTTCCACTGATTGAGAAACTAAAATCACCAGAAAAAGTTCTAACATCGGTGAACTCATTTGCGGCGTCAACAGCCGATTTAGTAACGTAAGTAGTCATCTTATTCTCCTTGCGCGTCTAAGTGAGTTTGATATGCGGCTTTAGCTTCATCTGTAAATACAACACCAGCAATTGCTACAACATCAGCATCTTCACTAGAAAGGTCTGCATCAGGTGTAAGAACATGACGATGAAAGTTTCTTGATATTTCTTGATCGTCTTTGCTAATAATATTTGCAGTGCGTACCTGTACTACTGGGTATCCTGCGGCCAAATGTAATACTTCTATCTTATCGTTTATTGTTACTTCTGAAAGTGCCATGTTTATTTCCTTAGTTTATCGCCAAAATTGGCCTGTCCACCCTCTAGGGGTATTAATCTTTTGAATCACCAGACAAATACAATCCACCATCTAATCCAGTTACAATACTTGCTTGATCTTCATAAGAGCCTTCTGGTAGTGGGTTGCTTTCGATACCATCTTCAATTTTATATTCCCATTCACCAATATTTATAAGGTGTCCATTAATATCTCTATAAATTTTCATTTTGCTACCCATCCTGTATTTCCTGTTCCGCTTTCTT